TCTAAAGGAAGAGATACAGAAGCTTGTGCAGGATTAGCTCCAAGACCTATTGCTCGAATTGCATCTGATAACGTAATTTTTCCACCTACTCTTTCTGATATTTGTTCTCTAGTAGGAAGTCCACTAGGCATTCTTTGCCCTGAAACACCGCCTGAAAAAGCTCTAGTTACAGGCAGTCCTGCAAGACCACCGCCAGCAAGACGCCTTACTTGACCGCCAGCAGCCTTTGATTTTGGGCTAGTACCAGTAGGAGTATAGGCACTACCAAAACCACCGGGACTAAATCCACCAAAGGAACCATATAAAGAACCAAGTCCTGAAGCAGTACTTAAAAACTGTTGCATTCCCGTTGGCTGTCTAGTACTTGTAGTTACAATCTCATTTTTAAGATTTGGAAAACCTTGAATAGTACTTTGATATCTTTGTAGCTGCTCTTCAGGAAATCTTCTTTCTTCAAGAAAGTCTTTATAATTTTCATCTAAACTTGTCTGTACTCTTGCACGTTCATCTTCTCCAATAGCTGTTAAACCAGCTAACTCTTTAGCTTGAGTACCATACTCTTGTGCAGCTAGTGCAGGAAAACGCTCTGCTGTCATACCCTCTCTTCTTTTTTGAGCTTCAAAAGCTGCCCGACCAGCATCAAAAGCTGCGGCACTTCCTTTTGTCTGGATGTCCGAAAGATTCTGCATAAAAGCTTCTCCCAAGCTCCCTACTTGTACACCTGCTCTAGTACCAAGTCCAGACATTCCTCCAGCGTCTGAAGCAAATTTTTCAAACTTGGGCATAACCCTTCTTGAAAAATCTTCTTCTGCTTTTCGTAAAGCTACATCAGTCACTGCCTGTTGATAAGGATTCAGATATTCTTGGGCAGTATCGGCAGTAAACTTTTCAGTCTGCAAACCATACAGACGCCTAGCTTCATCATAGTCAGCTTGTTGACTTCCTACTAAACCTCGTATACCTTCTCTTGCGGTAAGCTCGTCTTGCGTAAGATCAGCTACTGTTTGTCCTTGATAAGGTTGATATCCTGCTTCTATTCTTGAATCATGAAGAGCTTGACTTTTTTCTAAAAGATCTTTATAAAAAGGAGCTATCTCTGCTGAAAGACCTTCTTCAGTAATAACAGTACCAGTAGGAGCAACTCTTGGAGCAGACTCGCCTATGCCCAGAACAGATGAAAAAATACTAGCCATATCATTAACCTCTCAAATTACTATTAATTGTTCGAAAGCCATCTAATTCTTTTTGTTGATTAGGAGTACCATAGGCTTCCATTCTCACTTGTTTACTAAAACGATCCATATCATCAGCCCCTGCATCAGGATTACCATTACCAAGAATAGCCATTACATCAGCAGGAACTACATATTCTTTTGGACTTACAGCAAGCAAACCTTCAACAGGACCACCAGCTTCTCTTATTGCATAATATTGATCATCTTCCATACCATCACTTCTTCCGGGGACACGACCTTCAAAATCTAGACCAGCTAAACCACCACTTTTACTCCTTTTAGTATATGCGAACTTAGGGAGTTGTCTTCTTCTAGGTTGTCTTCCTCTACTCACATTAAATATTGCTTCTTGAGTTCGTTGCGGCTGCCTTGGGTCATAGTCTAAAGGATCGTCAGGATCACGGGCTACGGAAGCCAATTTCTGACTGTTAAAGCCTGAATAGGGATCAATAGCCTTTTTAGTTTCTGGTTTATCATCTGTTTCAGTACCTGTTTCAGATGTCAAACCTTCAACTAGTAGAGCATCTGCTCCTCGTTTTTTTAAGTTGTCTAATGTAAATTGATTTTCTGCTGCGGTTATCAAACGGGAACCAAAGTCATCACCCGGTGTACGTCCAAAATCTGGATCGCTCTTTTGTGGGAAAAAGTTACGAGGCCCCTCGTTTCTTAAATAGCTCATTCCTGCCGGAATTACTCCTTGTGCAACATTTTTTGCTATGTTTGTTTTTTTACCTGTTATCTTATCCATAAGAATTGATGTAAGGAAGCCAGCACCAGCACCGATCCCTAGTCCAGCACCAGCATCTATAGCCACATTAGCTGCAAACGACGGTATAACATTTCCTAACACACTTGCGATACCTCCAAAACTTCGATTAGAAACAGGAAGAGAAACAAGTCCTCCTTGATTCATATACATTGTTGTTGGAGGAGGCTGCATAGCCATAGGCTGCATAGCCATAGGCTGTGCAGGTGCTTCTTGCATTTGCATAGCTTCTAAAGTATCACCCCTTTGAAAAGTATCTTGAAAATCTAATAAGTCTTGTACTTTATTAGATGATTCTAAAGGTTTAGGTCTGATCATTCTTTTTCCCCGGTGTTAGATAATTAGATGGAACTTTATAGGTATTTACATAACTATCATAAGCTTGTTGTATTTTTTTTATTGGCTCTAGTTTTTGCTGGGCAGTATACATATTAGGTGGAATAACTAATCCTTGATTAATTGCACTTATGAAAGTAATCCCCGGATCATTAATAAGTTTAATTTGATCATTAAGTTTATCTAGTTGAGATTTTGCCATGATGTTTCCGATCCAAGACTGACATAGCCTTTAAATTTACCTGTACTTGCTGAGTATGCAATATCACCTTTTTGCGGTCTTCCTATATCTGTAATAGTCACAACTGTATATATATTTGTAGATGGTGTTGTATCTACTTGTATATCTCTGCTAGTCAACTCATTAATTAAAATAGCTCCCCATCTTTGAATATCATTATACATCTTTTGCATGTCTTTCTGAGACATATTATAAGGGAGTGTGGGATATCTTGCCATTATCTTTGACCATCCCCCTGATATCCTATTCGAAGTGATCCCCATCGCCAACTAGCATTATTAGATCCACAAGACACCCTCACCTTTGCTTGGCGGCCTCTGATTCTAAAGTCAACTTTTTGAGTAGCTTCTGTAATCTTAAATTCTTTTGTTATAGCTTCCGAACTTTCTGGATATTGTTTCGTAGTAAATTTCATTTTAATTTCACCGCCAGATAAAGCATAGTCTGGAATTACCTTATCCATAAACATAATATCATTACCATCTGCAATATCAAAATCACCAGACTCAATAAAAGATATTAATGTTTCGCCACTTCCTGTAAAGACATCTTTAGGTTCGTTGTTATAAATATTATTACCGGCTGCTGTGACACCTGTAGTAATAGTATTTCCAAATACTTCCTTATCTGTGAAAGTTGTAAAGATCATTTCACCATAGACCCAGTAATCATCCACAGGATTATAAATGACATACTTATTACATTCTGTATTAGCTTCCGAAGGATATAACCAGATAATTTCATTAAACTCAGAATTAATACCTGTATATACTTTATCGTAGTAGTCACGATTAATATCATCAAAAATATATCTACGAACAGTAGCACCTAAAGTTTCAACTTGACCTGTAAATCTATAAAAATTACCAAATCCCATCCAGTAAGAAACACCATTAAAATCAATACCAGCATGAGGACCAACCATGCCACAGTTTGTACCCGCCTGATTAAATCTAAATGTAAAAGGTGGTCCCGCATATTCCATTAACCAAAGAGCATTATCAGTCCAAATATTAATTGCATTCTTAGCACGCAGACCCCCTACAATTTTTGTACCATCTGTGAGAACAACTTCACCAGCCGTGGTATTTAAAGAAGGAACCCAATTACTACGATTATCTTGATCAGACCATCTAACGAGCATAGGATCAAAAACTCCGCTTACAGTAGCTGTAGCTGAATAGGAGTTCACGCCTAAAGCTATAAGATGTCTATCATTTGGAGATACGACAATAGAATTAACACTAATAGGAGAAGTCGTAATAGATGTAGCTCTTGTTGGTATTGTGGAAGCATCACTATCATAGTAAAATATATTACCACCCCGGCGATTAGCCACAATATCCTCACCCCAGTTGTCCAGACTCCACTGAGTAATATCAAATACAATGCCAGATGATCCCGCAGATGCTGGTTGATTCCATGCTCTTGTTTGGGAGGCACATACAGTTGCTTGATACTTAGCAGCACCATAGCCTAGACCAGCCGCTGCAACAGAATAGCCGGTTGGAATATAATATTTAAATGTTGCTGATCCTGCATCACTGCCCGTAGCGTTAGCAGCATCAGTAACTGATATAGTAAATACATTAGCACTTTCCACAGAGATAACAGGATATGTATTTCCCTGCAAACTTACAGCATTAAAAGCTGCTGAAGATGTAAACAATACATAATCACCTACAGCCCTGCCATGTCCAGCAGCAGAACAACAAACTCTTGTACTTCCAGATGATGTACCAAAAACATTAGCAAGAGTAACTGCTGTCGTTATTGGAGTAATATCATATAGCTGATCTCCATTATGTTCATATAGTTTATCTGGTGTACCAAAGATTGCTCTTTTTATATTGTCTGTATCTGCCCATGCAATTAAAGCTCTGGCTGAACCATCAAAAGTTGCATTTAAAGCTCTTGTTTCGTAACCACGCATATTCTCTGGACGCCCTGCACGGAAGCGTACATAGTTACCACTAAACCAACGCTGTCCTTCCGCATATTGCGTAGTTTCTCTATGGAAGCCTTGCTGAAATTCAAACTTTGCTAGTTTTGTCATCTGAATATATTCCTACTTAAACTAATCTAGACGTTGCTATCTTCGTAACCTGAATTAATATCTAGTAATTCAAGTGCTTTATTATGAGGCCGTCCTCTGTAGATATAAGTTTTAGGATTTGCTTTTGAACGCCATTTTCCATAACTACCATACTTAGCAAAAATTGAGTCAAGTTCGGCACCGCTTAAATCAGTACGTTTCTCTATGACGCTTTCATAAAGACAAGACATACAACGATATGATATGTCATTTGGATCGTGACGAGGGTTACACTTACTGGGAATAAGTTTTACTAATTCAGAAGGCATTTTCTCCCACTGCTCAAAACGACCCATCAGATCAGCAGCAATCATATTATAATTAAAATCTTTGCCTTGAGCAATAGGTATTAACTCACGACTACCTGAAAAATAGTTATCTACACCAGCAGTTTCAAAAAGATATCTTAGTCTTTCATGGTTATCAGTTGCTGTGTTTTCCAAGCTTATACCTATAACAATACCATCTGGTTTTTTGTCATCAATCAATTTTTTGTATCCATGATATCGGGGTTTTATCATACCTATATCTAATGTATTACTAAAACCAACTCTTATACTTTCTTGTTTTGGAATATAATTAACCGGCCATTGAATCTTTTCAAACTCAAAGTTTCGGATATTATCTTTTAGCCAGACAACAACAGATTCTTCATTATTAGGAGTATCAGACCACTGTTCTTCAGCACAGATTGCAGTTATCTCATGATCAGTATCAGATAACCAACGCCATAATGCATATGTTGAATTAACACCGCCTGAAAAAGGAATAAGAATTTTCATTTAACCGACCGTTCCTAAAAATGTTCCTGTGGTTGAGATAGTTAGCCCATTCTTTCTGACAGCATACCCGGCAGCACCGCCAGCACCAGCAGGAAAATTTATACAATCCGCAGACCCAGAGCCGGGATTACTACCGTCAGCGCCCGCTTCTCCCAAACCACCTGCCGCTCCTGCGCTTCCTATGTATGTTGGAGTGGAACAAGACCCCGGACCTTTGCCGCCGCCACCATAAAAAGTCGAACGGCTTGCACCACCGCCGCCTCCACCGCCGCCTCCACCCCATGTTCCATTATTTATAATAGACCACGTTGAACCGCTGGCGGTAAATTCAGCATAAAACGCATCACCACCTACCGCACCATCCGCTCCCGCAGAACCAACATCTCCTGTATATCCAGAAACAGTTCCATTATTTGTTATCGTAACAATTGAATTAGCAGGAAAATTACCTGAACTAATTGCATTAGTTGTTGTTCCAGATAATGTTATTCCGCTATTAATAATAATATTTAATATACCACCGGCACTAGCATCAAAGCCAACAGCCACAGCATCCGACAGGAGATTAACATTAGTAGCGTCTGCTGAATATGTTAGTGTAGCTTCTTGAAGAAACCAGAATGAAGAAAACATCGTCATTAAGAAAAAGCTTTCTGAACTGCTCCAAGAAGTATGTTATCAGCACTCTGTACAAAGTATGGGACTACATCGACAGCATCAGCAGCCGTACTCAAAGTAATACCAGCACCTGACGCTGTTTTATATTGTGATCCAAGTGTTAGTGTTCTGGAACCAGTACCGTCTTGAATAAATGTAATTACACCTGCCTGACCAACTTGTTCTGTTGTGGGGTTGGCAAGCGTTAGATTTCCGGTAAGTGTCAGTATAAAATTTTGATTAGCAGCAAAATCAAGTGTCACGCTTCCTGTATTAGATGTATCAGTATCTGTGGTGGCAAGAAAAGTACCTGTAACTTGAGCACCTGTGTTTGTTGTTGCAAGTTTTACTGCATTATCATAATAAATACCAACAGCACCGTCTTCAGTAGCGTTAATCATGGTTTCGGTTGCGGCTGCATTAGAAATAATAACATTAGAACCAGCCACATACAAACTACCAGTACCAGTTTCCTGAACATAACTATGTGATCCAGTATGATAAACTTGAAGATCGCTGCCTGTGCCAAAATTAGCTTTGGCATTATCAACAAACATAGCAGAAGTAGATACTGTTAAAACACTTGTAATAATACTGTTAAAAATATTACTTGTAACTGGTAGGACAGTTGTACCATTAGTAACATAAAGAGCAGTACTTCCCTGCTCAAGCGTAGAACCAGAATTACCAGCAACTTTCAATACTACAGAATCTGTACTATCATTATATGATACAGAATTTCTAACTATATAAGATTTAGAGTTGTTAGGAACAAGGACAACAATATCATCGTGAGTGCCGCCAACTGTGCCTTTAAATTCAAGAATAGCAGAACGAGATTGATCGCCAGCACCCTGAACATTAGTTAAAGTTACAGTTGCAGCACTACCAAGTGATACAGTAGTGTACCCAGCAATAGCATCATCAACAAGACTGATAACTCCATCATTAAGAATAGCTCCCCAACTGTTTGGGTTCTCTCCATCTGCTTGCTTTGTCAGACGGAGATTAGTTGTATATGTGCTTGCCATTAACTTGCCTTTCCTTTTTCTTTATTTTTCTCTCTACACTCAGACTTAAATATTGTTGCAGATGGTACTTGTTTAATTATATTTTCAACATGTTCTTTATATACTTGACATGCTTCTAAGTTATTAAAACTACCTGTAATAGATCTTTCTATGACACCCTGATTAGAAGACAACACTAAGATTCCTATTACAGATAAGTAATAAAACATATTATCTATATTTTCCTATAAGTTTTTATTCATGGGTGCTTTTCAAAGTCTCAACGAT